AGTAAGATATACGTTATGCTATTAAAAGATGACCTTGTAGATTATCTAACTCAAGGACATATTCATGTAAGTAGGCAAGACTATTTGTTTTTTAGTAACCTTGCCAAAATCGCTAATGAACGGGCTATCACCACCGGTCAGAATAATTTATTGGATAAATTATTGGACAAGTATCAAAAACAATTACGTAATAATAATTTAGATATACAAATACTTAAAAACTTATCTTGGAAAAGTCCATTGACTGAAACTTTGGCTGAATACCGTAAAACATATATTAGCGTAGCCAACCAAGAAATCACTGTAAGAAATCCTTTTAGTAAGAAATTTATTTCGGCATTGCAAAAAAGTAATAGTGAGTTGCTTTGGGACAAAAAACGTAAATGTTATTCCGCAGAGTATAGTACATACAATTTGAAACATACATTAGATATTGTTTATAAAAATTTTGATGATGTGGTACTAAGTGATAATATACAACAGTTATTAAATGATATAAAACAATATGAAAACTGTTATTGGAATCCTACTTTAGTAAAAGTGGGTGATAACTTTTACATTGCCGCGATCAATGAATCGCTACACAATGTATTGTCAGTAGAATTAAATGATAACCCAAACACAATATTTCTGTTGAGTAGGTACGGAGTAAACGTAGATAATACATTAGTTAAAACTGAGGAACAGAAATTTGCCGCCTCACACTCTTATCATATCGATATTGAAGAAATAGACATTTTAATAAATTTTCTAGTCAATCTTTCTATAAACGAGGTAGTTATTGAAGGTCATGCGTTATATAGAGATACTATTTACAAAGAGATTGCGCATAAATTGAAAGAGAGTAATATTGAAGTTATCCCTACTATCGATTATGAAAAATTAGAGTCTCCGGTGATACTTTCTTTTAGAAATAGTCATATCATTTGGAATCCTGGTAGGGCGCATAAAATAATATTAATTAAAAATAGTAGACCGGTGCGCGTTAAATGACCAGAGCCAAAATAATAATTAAAGATGAAGTCAATTGCAAAATCGAAGGTCTTGAATTAGACTGTAGACGCGCATTGATGAAAAAGTTTGAACATGAAGTACCCGGGGCACGTTACCTACCTGCGGTCCGTCTTGGTAGATGGAATGGTAAGGTCAGTTATTGTAGTTTGGCAGGTAGCACATATATCAATTTAATACCCGATATTGTTCCCATATTACAAGAATACAACTATGATATTGATCTTGTAGACCTACGCGAATATCAAACATCATATAGTTTTGATGAGGTGAAAGAAGATAGTTTTAGCGACAAGGTTTGGCCTAAAGGTCATACACAAGAAGGCGAACCTATCACACTACGTGACTATCAGGTAGAACTCATCAATAACTTTTTGAAAAATCCACAATGTATACAAGAAGTCGCAACGGGTGCAGGCAAGACAATTATGACCGCTGCTCTATCTAAGAGCGTAGAGCAATATGGGCGTAGCATTGTAATCGTACCCAACAAGAGTCTTGTCGTACAGACTGAAGCAGACTATATCAATCTAGGACTTGATGTGGGTGTATACTTTGGTGATCGTAAAGAGTATAACAAGCAGCATACAATCTGTACTTGGCAGAGTCTTAACAATTTATTAAAGAATACTAAAGCAGGCGAAGCAGAAGTCAACATCAAAGAGTTTATTGAAGATGTTGTTTGTGTCATGGTTGACGAAGTGCATATGGCTAAGGCTGATGCACTCAAACAATTATTGACAGGCCCGTTCAGTCAGATTCCTATACGTTGGGGACTAACTGGAACTATACCTAAGAGCGCATACGAACAAGTATCATTGTTAGTATCATTAGGACCTGTAATAGGCAAACTTAGCGCAGCAGAACTACAAGAAAAGGGTGTGCTTGCACAATGCCACGTTAATATTGTACAGTTAAAAGACGGTGTTGAGTTTAGCAATTATCAAAGTGAACTCAAACATTTACTTGAACATAGTGAAAGATTAGACAAGATAGCCCAACTCATTGATAAGGTTAAAGATAGTGGTAATACACTTGTACTTGTTGATCGTGTTAACGCAGGGCGTGAATTAGTATCACGTTTGAAAGATAGTGTATTCATTAGTGGTGAAACAAAACTTACGGAGCGTAAAGAAGAATATGACGAAGTTAAGACTAGCACTGGTAAAATTATTGTTGCCACTTATGGAGTTGCTGCTGTGGGTATTAATCTCCCTCGCATTTTCAATCTTGTTCTTATTGAGCCCGGCAAGTCATTTGTCAGAGTTATCCAGTCGATTGGACGCGGTATTAGAAAAGCGGAAGACAAGGATCACGTAGAGATTTGGGATATCACTAGTGATTGTAGATTCGCCAAACGTCATTTGACACAACGCAAGGCATATTACAAAGAAGCAAAGTATCCATTTACACTTGAGAAACTTGACTATTGAGTAGGATAGTAGTAAAATTACAACATGCGTATATTAACATTAGATAACATAGCCTATAACTTAGAGACACTTCCAGAAGAAATAGATGACATGCGTTTTGCTATACTGGATAACAGTAATCCGCAAAGCGTAGATTATCACTATATCCCATTAATCTTTTTGGAATCATTTAACAGTCCTGCACTTGTATTGAAAATTGGCAAGCACAAGATTAAGATGCCATTAGATTGGCAAATACTAATCGGTGAAAAGGAATATGGCGACCTTGAAACATTGCCACTGAGTAGTTTGAATGATCGCGGCTTTAGCGCATTTGAATTTAACCCACTAACTGCATTCAATCCTACATTTCAACCGGTAGAGATACTTGATATCTATAATGATGTCACATGGTATAGTCCAAGATTGCGTAATGGACAATTCTTGTGTGTACCACTCAATGATAGTCCTAAACCTCCGTGCGTATATTTCGTAAAAGAGATTAGCCGCAACTGCGAGATCGTTGATTACAATCAGGTATTTTAATGAAGTATGGTATCAAAGTTCCAATCGCACTAGACAATCATGGTGAATATACTGATTGGTTATGGGTTACTATGGGCGACAGTAAGTTTCAACTTCAACCTATGCTGTTTGAAGAACGTGAACTTGCTGAAGAATATGCTATAAAAGTATGGGGACCTAATTCTATAGTAGAAGTATATGGCGAAAGCAAAGACACCGATTGACGAAAAGTTTGAGAAGATAGACTTTGACTTGTTCGAGGCTCTATCCGCCATTGATCGCAAGGATTACGAATATTATGATAGGTTAAGCGAAGAACAAAAGCGTAAGTTTAACCCATATATGTTATTGATATGGCTATCAAGTGTAAAGGGAAGAGATCAATTAGTATCGCTGACACGCGCTAATGTTATGGCTAATAACAATATGTTTGCTGAAAGAATGCAAGATAATCCTAAACTACAATGGCTTTCACTGTGCGCAGCAAGTTTGGGTAAAGGTAAACAATTTAGAGAGTATTTACCAACACTAAGTAAGTCGGTAGTTGATTATAAGAAAACAGCAACATTAGATGAAGTTAAAAAGTATTTTTCTAAACTACATCCTAATGTAGATCAAGAATTGATTAATGAAATATCAAAACTTTTTGTTGAGCAGCAAAAGCGTAAATGCTATTTGGCAGAAAAGTTTCCTACTATGAAAATTGTGGATATCAATGTATTAAATGAATTACTTACTGATGAAGAAATCAAAAAATACGAAAGAGACTCAGGCAACTAAACATACTTGTGAATTCTGCGAGAAGGAATTCGTCAGAGAGAAAAGTATGCTAGCCCACAGTTGTGAAACTAAGCGCAGATTTGAGCAGCGTGATCTCAAAGGTAATGTTATTGGCTATAATACTTGGTTAGAATTCTATAAAAAGAATACAGCAGGCAAGAAACAACGTGAGTATATTGACTTTGTAAAGAGCGCATACTATACAGCCTTTGTAAAGTTTGGTCACTACTGTGTTGATGCACATGTGATTAATGTAGGTAAATTCGCAAATTATCTTATTAAGAATAAGGTAAGTGTTGATCGCTGGGCTACAGATAAGTCCTATACAAACTTTATTATTACACATTTAAAAGAAGAAGATCCATTAGACGCTATCGCACGTAGTATTGAAACTACAATAGAATTAGCAAAATTAGATGGCATACCAACTAAGGATATCTTTAGATATGGTAATAGTAATCGTATCTGTTATACTATAACAAAGGGAAAAATTAGTCCATGGATGTTATATCATAGCGAAAGTGGTACAAAATTTTTATCTGAACTAGATGAAACACAAGTTAAAATGATATTAGAGTACATACAACCAGAGCAATGGGCTATACGCTTTAAACGTCATAATGATATATTAAAAGAAGTGAAAGAATTATTACGTGCCGGTGGTTACTAATGCGTTTAAATGATTATAAAGAAATATTAACTGAGGGTGAGGGATATAAAGTTCTTCCTGGTTTTATACCACGTAAATTTATTAGTGCCTTTAACGAAAGACTAAAAGATTTATACCCTGTACGTGCTAGCAGTAGTAAAAAAGTATATGCTGAACGCGAGGGTATCAAAAATTTAGAAGATATTAGTGTTTGGTGGAGTCAAATGGTTGACGAATGGCCAGAATCGATATCCATACGCAAACTAATCGATCCTATTATCAAGTCACATTTTACTAATTTAGACATGTATGCCAGTGATGTTGTGTTTATTAAGTCAGGTAGTAACTGGGTAAACCCACATATTGATACACCCCACAGATTTAAAAAGTATAATTTTGACAAGAGACTATTAGGTATACAATGTATTATATCATTAGATGATATTGATAAAAATAGTGCTAGTACAGGACTTGTACCATATAGCCAAAAACGTGATTTTGAAATTGATAAATGTTATAGCGGCGCCTATGATCGCTGGTTTAAAGAAAATGCTATACAACCAGATATGCCACGTGGATCGTTATTGTTTTATAACTGTAGAATACTTCATAGTAGTATGCCTAATCCAAAAGAATTAGAACGCCCGGCATTATTGTTTAACTACCTTGACCGTAATATAATTGATGAAGTAAAGATATTGGATAATATTTGGATTAGTAATGGTAAACGTCCCTAAAGATTTTCAAGACTTTGATGACGACGATAGTGATTTGGAGAAAAGATTATCGCGTTTTAAGTATTGGTCTAACTTAAAAAATCTTAAATTAGAGTTTTACGATGAAACTCAAAGTAGA